AGCAAAATTACACCATGCTCGACAATCTGAAGCTGGGCTATGGTGGCACCAAGACAGAGATGGAGCGCCTGCTGGCTGACGCGCAGAAGCTCTCCGGTGTGAAGTATGACATCAACAACCTCGGCGATGTCTACGATGCTATCCATGTCATCCAGCAGGATCTGGGGCTGACAGGAGTGGCGGCACAGGAAGCCAGCACAACGCTGACCGGTTCCTTCGGAGCGGCACAGGCGGCGCTCACTAACTTCCTCGCGGCACTCTCTACAGGTGGCGATGTAACGGCATCCCTTGAGCAACTGCTCGCAAGTGTTTCTACGTTGCTCTTTAGCAACGTAGTGCCGATGGTCTGGAATGTCATAAAGGCGGTACCTCCTGCCGTCAATTCGGCACTGCAGACCATCGCCCCAAAGGTTGGCGACCTGATAAAGACGACAATGACCAACCTGCCGCAGTTACTGGCTACAGGCACGGAGATGGTCAACAGGCTCGTAAACGGTGTTCTGAACTCAATGCCTAAAATCATTAGTTCAGCATTCACACTTCTTACTCAGTTCGTTACATCAATCATGCAGAGATTGCCAAACGTTCTCCAGGCAGGTGTGCGAATCGTGCTGAACCTTGTGAACGGCATTATTAACAATTTGCCTCAGATAGCTAGTGCAGCGGGCCGGGGTCTTGCACAGTTTATATCCAGTGTCGGCAGATATCTCCCGCAGGTACTGCAGACAGGTATTCAGATTTTGGCTCAGCTCGTTTCCGGTATTATCAGCTCCATCCCGCGCCTCGTGGCAGCCGTACCTCAGTGCGTGAGTGCATTCAAGAGCGGTTTCCAGGGGCAGAACTGGGGTGAGATTGGCTCGAACATCGTCAGAGGACTGGTCAACGGTATCACGAGCGGCGCAGGCATGATTGTGAGCGCGGCGAAGAGTGCGGCACAGAACGCGCTTAACGCTGCGAAGAGTTTCCTTGGTATCAAGTCTCCGTCTAAGGTCTTCGAGAAGGAAGTAGGTAAGTGGATCCCTGCAGGTATTGCGAAGGGTATCAATAAAAACTCATCTATTGTCTCGGATGCTCTGGATGGGCTTACTGGCGACAGCGTTTATGGTTTCTCTGCCGAAATGTCTGCCAGCCGGTTCGATACTGCCACAGGCATGCACGGCGGTTTCAATCAGACGCTGAATATCTACTCGCCTCGTGAGCTGACTCCTTCGGAAGTAGCGCGACAGACGAGAAACGCGACACAGCAGATGGTGCTGTCCATGGGAGTGTAAAGTATGGCAATCGTAGACAGATATATTACATGTTCCAATGCGGACGGCTTCTCGATTACGTTCGGCGAGCGTGGGCTCACACCTTTTGTGCTCGTAGAGGCAGAAGGGTGTTATGAGGTGGCGAACAATGTCACCATATCAGAGAACACCATGACGGACGGCGGTGCCTACCAGGGCAGTGTGGCGAAGATCCGGAACATCGTGCTCACGGTGCAGGATCTCTCAGATCACACATACAACAGAAACCTTCTTTCTGCGCTCTTCAAGTCAGGGCAGACCGGTACGCTGGTCTTCCATGAAGAAGAGAACGACCGGAAAATTGAGTACTATGTCGAGTCGATCACGAGCACAGGACAGGCAAGTTCTCGGACATATCAGATTTCTCTGCTGTGTCCTGATCCGTTCTTCTATGCGCTGAACAACGTGAACGTCATGCTCTCGGCATGGCTGAAGGATTTCGAGTTTGTGCATCAGTTCCCTGAAGGCAGGGAGGAGTTCGGTTATCGTTCAAACGAGCGACTGAAGAACATCGAGAACCAGAACGCAGCGGACGGCATCGGTATGACCATCACAATCGCGGTGTCTGGTACAGTCCAGAACCCGAGTGTTATACGAGTCGAGTCCAACGAAGCCATTACGGTCGGCTCGTCGTTGTACCCGTTCAATATGCTGGCGGGGGATACCCTCACCATCACAACGGCAGACAACGACAAACACGTCTACCTGACGCGGAACGGTGTGACCACAGAGGTCAATCAGTACATCACAGAGGACTCGACGTTTATCCAACTTCAGCGCGGTGATAATAACATCGGTTACAGCGCCACGGTGGGCGATGATGCTATGACAGTAGTCATTTCGTACAGACTGAAGTACGCAGGAGCGTAATCATGGAAGTACGGATCTATAACGCGCAGATGAATTTCCAGGGGCTGATTGAGAACCAGACATCAGTCCTCTGGAATCGTAAGTACTTTGAGTGTGGTGAGTTTGAACTGTATGCGCCGGTGACGGATAACAATCAGGCACTGCTTCAGCGGGGTAATCTCGTTTGGATCAGAGGCGCAGCCGAAGCCGGTGTCATTGAGTCGCTCATCATTGAGCAGAACGATATGAAGCACCAGATTACGGCGAAGGGCCGTTTTCTCGAGTCTTACATGTCGAGGCGGCTCATCCGTCCGGTCTACAATGCGCAGAACAAAAAGGTCGAGGTGGCCATGCGTGAGATCCTGTCAAACGCTGCCACTATTCCTAATGTTCAGCTGGGCGACTTGCACGGCTACACGGAGGCTGTATCGTTTCAGGCAACTTACAAAAATCTCCTCGACTACGAGGAGAAGCTTGCGAAGTTTGCAAACTATGGCTTTAGGTTTCGCCCGGACTTCTCAAATAAAACGCTGACGTTCGAGATCTACAAGGGACTGGATAGAACCTTCAATCAGGTAGACCGGAACCGAGTCATCTTCTCTGATGTCTTCAACAACCTGCTGGAGGCAAAGTACACGCTGAACGATCAGAATTACAAGACGGTGTGCTACGTCGGCGGAAAAGGTGAAGGAAGCGCTCGTACTATCGTCGTGGCAGGAGATGACACACTTACCGGACTCGACCGGCGAGAGGTCTTCCTGTCAGCGACAGACGTATCCGACGAAAACCTGACGACAGCGCAGTACAAGGCAGCGCTCCTCCAGCGCGGTAACAACGAACTGCAGAACGACATCCTTGTCGCCTCAGTCGAGTGCACAACGGATGCAAATAGTAACTTTAGGTACAAAACAGATTACGACCTTGGTGATGTGGTGGTTATCCGGAAGGAAAACTGGGGCATCTCGGTCGATATGCGTATCACTGAAATAATGGAAGTTTACGAGTACGGCGCGATGAAAGTCTCGCCGGTTTTTGGCGATCCGTTACCCTCACGGATAGATTGGAGTGATAAATAATGGCAGATCAGTATGGACTTTTCTGGAACTCAGTATCAGGTGACCGCACCTATGACGCTGACTCATTCTCTGAGTGGCTCGGTAAGTTCTTCACGACCGGAGTCTTCAACGGAGACCTGCAGGTAACACCGGCCAGCGGCATGGTGGTGAACGTCGGTTCCGGATACGCAAATATCAACGGCAAGGTGCGCTTCTTCGACACCGATACCTCTATCACCATCTCTCCGGCTTCCGGTGTCTATCCGCGTATCGATACCATCGTGGTAAGGGCAGACTACACCAACCGGGAGATTGCTCTGGCATACGTAACAGGATCCTATTCCGGTAATAACCCGCAGCCGACAGCACCGACGCGGAACGCGAGCATGTACGAGATCGTGCTGGCTCAGATCCTCGTCAGCGCCGGATCTACGGAAGTGACGACTGCATCCATCACGGACACACGTCCGGACAGCACAGTCTGCGGATGGGTCACCGGAACGGTCGACCATGTCGCAGTCGATCAGATTACCGAGCAGGCACAGGCACAGTTTGAGGCATGGTTTGAACACATGAAGGGGCAGCTGAGCGAAGACGCAGCTGGCAACCTTCAGCTTCAGATTGATGCTTTGGACACTCGTATCGACGGCATCGACGCAGAGATCGGAGACACCGATATCTCGACGATCGGAGACGGTACAGTGACCGGTGCGGTAAGTGCGTTAAATAATGGTTTAGTGTCGTTAGGCGATGAGATTAATTGCACCATTCCGTTATCAAGTACAGGTTGGATTATTGGCTCTATTTCCACTCCCACTAAAAGCGGTTATCTGCTTGCCGGCTATTTATTGAGAACGAACACGTACCGCATCGTTTCAATGTCGTATCAGATAAGCGGTGCAACGACAAGCATTAACGCTTATGTAAATTCAACGGCGACAACAGCAGGCAATGTTTTCTGTACACCAATCTTCAAAAAGAACGCTTAGTTGGTGTATTAAATCATCATTTAATTCATCAGCATAAGCCACTGAAAAATGGCTTTTTTAATTTAAGAAAGAGAGGAAGAAAACCATGCCTATTAAGATCTCACAAGTCTATCCGGAGTATGTCTTCCAGCGTCTTGGCAAAGGGCTCGACGTTGATGCTGTCGACTTCAAGAAGAAGACCTACATCGATCTCGACGGTCAGCTCGTAGGCGCTGTGCAGAACCTTGTGGTCAGGGCAACAAATGACCAGGACGTGCAGTTCTTCCAGATCGAGCAGACAGAGACAGCAGAGGGCTAAGGGGCTGAGCAATCGGCTCCTTTTTCTTTAGAGAGGAGGCAGGCCTATGATGCAACGCTTCAAAGCACCGGACGCGGATGACAAGTATTATCTGCACACTTCCGGCGGCGGTTATAACAAGTGCATCCGGATCGCCGGCAACTCTGTGCTGCCGAACTGCGTGGGGTATGCATATGGTCGATTCATGGAAGCCGGCGGAGTCACAGCCTGCACACTCTCGACCGGAGACGCGGAGAATTGGTGGGACTATCCGGATGGATATCAGCGTGGGCAGGATCCT